CGGGAGTGCGTGTCGCTGGCGGCCGCAGGGCAGGCCAGGCCGCAGCCGCGCGACTGCGCCGTGTGCGGGTGCAGGTTCACCCCGGCCACGCTGCGGGACAGGTTTTGCGGTCCCGGTTGCGAGGCGGCGGCACATGGCCTGGACCACGGGTTGTTCGAAGATCCGTGGGCCTCGGGGGACATTCCGCCGGATTGCTATGGCCGCGACCTGTTCCGCATGCCGGACATGGTGCTTGGATTCTGAGGCCCGCCGAAGGGCGAGCGGTCGTTACCGGCGAGGGGATCGTGCCGGTTGGCCGCCACACGGCGAGGACGCCGTCCGGAGCGCCCCGCACCGGTACGGGATATGCCGATCCGCGTGAGCAACGCGATGCGGCTGGTGCGACATGACCGTCGCAGAGGAGGATGCCGCATGGCGGCTGTGAACAGAGTGATGCTGCTCGGGCGCGTGATGGCCGCGCCCCGGCCAGGAACCGGCACGATCGGTGATTGCGTGCTGTTTTCCGTCAGCACCGAGGGTGCCGGACAGAACGACGCGGGCCAGCGGCACCGGGTGCGCGTCACCGGTGACCAGGCAGCGTGGTGCCTTGCGCGGTTGCGGCGCGGCATGCTGGTGCATGTGGAAGGTGAATTGCTGGCCTGCGCGCGGGAGGGGGAAGCCAGCGCCGTGGTGGCGGCGTGGCTGGTCCAGGCCGTGGAGGGTGACCGGCGTTCCGGGCCGCCCATGCATGCGCCCTTGCATGCGCCAGTCAGCCCCGTTGCGTTTTCCGGCGCGATGCACACCGCACGCGCCGAAACACCCCATTCCAAGGCACGGAGCGCCAGAGCGGAGTTTTTCGGCCAGGGGGAGGATGATAATGCCGGGGACGGTGCCGTGACGTGGCCCCTGGCGTGGCGGCGGGCACCGGAAATGGCCGGAGGCGTGCCGGGCATGCCGTCGGGACGCATGCATTGAGATGCTTGGGCATGTGGCCGGGGGCGACCGGTGTCGGGCGTCCGCGATGCAACGTCAGCGCAATGTCAGCCGCGGCGCGAGGTGCCGCGAAACAGGGAGGAAGGTCGCATGCAGGGCGCGCAGCAACCGCAGCAACGGTTTGTGCACGATCACGTTCCGGAGGTGGCGCGGGTGCCCCATGGCGTCTGCGGATGCGGCGAGCCCCGGTCCGTGGACGTTCGCCAGGAGGCTTCCCAGTCTTGGGGATGGCGGGGCGGTGCGCACCATGCGGCCACGGGCCGGGAGGCGCCCCGTGATTCGGCTGGGGGCTCGGCATGGGGGCCAGCATGGGGGCGGACGCACGGCCAGTCGCCTGCGCCATCCGTCCCCTTTGTCCTGGTGGGGCTGGACGCCATCGGTCGCGCCGTGGGTGCGGGACAGGGGGCGGTGAAGCGTTGGATTCGGGAGGATGGATTTCCTGCCCGCAGATGCTCGGACGGTACCTACCGGGCCGATCCCGAGGCGGTGCGGCGGTGGTTTTGGGGGGAACTCGAAGCGGCCCCGCACGGAGCGTTGCCGACCGGATATCCTGCCCGGACGCCCCCTGACGGAGGTATCCGCCACGGACGTAGGGACGGTCCCACGCGCGGGCATTGATCGGAACCCGCGGGAGTTCACGAAATTCCGTAACATGCGAGGCCGGACGGCGGATGCCGTCCGGCCTCGTGGCATTCTGCGTTTGCCCTTGAGGGGGGGGGGCCTTATCTATTGTCCCAGGATGGTCACGTTGAATTCGTCGTCCACGGCCACCTTGACGTTGGCGGTGATGCCGATCCAGCGCGAGGCCGCCACGGTAAGCGCAGGCAGGGCACCCAGGATGTCGCGCGAGGTGCCGGTGCTGGACACCACCACCTTCCACAGCACCGGGCCGGTCAGTTCGGTGGGCGATGGCAGCCCTTCCACCGTGCCGATGGGGGTGCCGTAGGGCGGTCTGGCATATTCGGGCACGTCCGGACCGGCCGTGTTCGGGCCGGACGCGGTGGAGGCCGCCCCGTCGGACCGTGCCGGGCGCGCGGTATCACCGGTGGGTTTCGTGGGGGCGTCGGGCTGCATGGAGGGCGCGGGCGGCGGTGCGACCTGTGGGCCGGATGTCGCCGCCACCGGCGCTTCCTGCCCGGCCTGGGCCGAAGGTTGCGTATCCTGTGCGGCACCACGACCGGAACGAAGGTCGCGCGCCTCAATGGACAGGGTGCGGGTATGCACCACCATCATGGGGGGCGGGTAGCCGTAGCCGGTGCCGAACCCGCGATAGCCTCCGTAGCCCCAGCCGCCGTACCGGCTGCCATAGGCCCCGCCGTACCACGGCCACGAACCGTAGCCGATGCCGACGCCCACGGACGGGCGCGCGGGGTATGACGTGTCCGGCACCTCGTGCGGGCCATCCACCTTCCATTCCACCACCACGGCCATGTCCGCCGCTTCCGGACTGGCGGCCTCGCGATAGCCGTGCCCGGTGAGCACGGCACGCAGCCGTTGGGTGGACTGGCGGAACATGTCGGCGTTGATGGCGTTCATCGTGGACAGTGCGGTGCCGGGCACCAGCACGTAGCTTTGGCCGGCCTTGCGGAAGCCGGGGGCCGACACGGCCAGCACATCGGCCTTCATGCGCGGGGCGCACCCCGCAGCCAGCAGCATGCCCAGAAAGAGCAGACCGGCGAGCAGCCCGGCCAGCAGGCGCGAGATGCCCGGAAGGCGGCTGTATGCGGTGCGGGCGGTCATGGAATGTCCTTTGCCATGCGGCGGATGCGGTCGTTATGCATGGTCGCCACGTCTCGCCATGTGGCGATGGTCGGGGTGGTTTCCAGTCTCAATGCGTCCGGGAGACGTCAACGGTCAAGTGGACCATGCCTTTCAGAATATGGGCATGCGGGGGATGGCTGTCCATGGCATGCCGCTGGAAGGCGCAACCGGCACAGCGCAACATGTTGGCGCATCCCGTCCGTACCGCGAGCATGAGCGGCATGGGGGCATGCGGTGATGGGGGGGCATGCGGGGCCTGCACGCACGCCGCTGATACGGGGTCGGGCGGATCGCGCTGCACATCGCGTCCGTGTCCCTGGGCATGTCTGGCCCTGTCTGGTCCTGTCTGGCCTTGCCTGGAGCATGTACGGGCCAAGTCCACCACGACAATGTTGGTCGGATGCGGTCCTAGCGTTGCCGCAGGGGCAGGGTGAAGGTGAAGTGCGCCCCCTTGCCGGGTTCGGAGTGCAGGGCAAAGCTGCCGCCATGATTGTGGGTGATCAGGAAGTACGACACCGACAAGCCCAGCCCGGTGCCTTCGCCGGGGGGCTTGGTGGTGTAGAAAGGGTCGAAGACGCGGGCGCGCACCTCGGGCGTCATGCCCGGCCCGTTGTCGCTCACGGTTACCGCCACCAGGTCGTGATGACGCTCGGTGCGGATGGTCAGGGTGGGCGGCGCGCCGTCGGGTGGCGGCGTGGTGGCCAGGGCCTGGGCGGCGTTCTTGAACAGGTTCAGCAGCACCTGTTCCACCTCTGTGGGCAGGCAGGGCACCGGCGGCAGCATGGGGGAATAGTGGCGCACGATGCGCAGTGTGCGGAAGTCGTAGAGTTTCTTCAGGTCGTAGTCGTTGGCGGCCAGTTCCAGGGTGTTCTCGATGAGCCGGTGCAGGTCCTGCGCCACGAACGCGCCGTCGGCGCGGCGGCTGAAGTCGAGCATGTTGGCCACGATATGCGCGGCCCGCGCGCCGGAGGCGGCGATGTCGTCGAGCATGCGCAGTATTTCGCGCCGCTCCAGATAACCGCGCACCTGGTCCATGGTCAGACCGGCCTCGTGGGCGGCGGATTCATTGTCGGGTCGCCCCGTTTCCACCCGGCGGCGCATGTTCTGCACCGCCTGCAGGATGCCGCCGAGCGGATTGTTGATCTCGTGCGCCATGCCCGCCGCAAGGCCGCCTACGGTCAGCATCTTTTCCGTCTGGATCATCATTTCGCGGATGCGCTCGCGCTCGGTCACGTCGTCCACGCGGATGACGGCGCCCTGCGTGCCGTTGGCCATCAGGGGAAAGACCGTCACGTCCTCGTAGCGCACCATGTCGCCATCGGGCCGCAGCAGGCGCTGTCCGTCACGCACCAGACCGTCTTCCAGCGCCTCGAACACCAGCGGCTTCAGCTTTTCCAGCCGGGGGAACACTTCGTCCAGGGGGCGGCCCAAGGCTTCATGGGCTTCCTGTCCGGTGGCCTCCGCCGCGTGGCGGTTCCAGTGGGTGACCAGTCCTTCCGGCGATACGCCGACGATGACCGAGGGCATGGAGTCCAGGGTGTTTGCCAACAGGTTGCGCAGCCGCCGCAGTTGCCGTTCCGAGGCGGCCCGGCGGCGCATCATGTACACCAGCACGGCAATGGTGGACGCCAGCGAAACCACGAACAGGATCAGCATGTTGATCTGGGTACGGTAGGCCCGGTAAAGCGAGAAGGGGCGGTCGATCACGGTGCTGCCCTCGGGCAGGCTGCTTTCGGAGATCCCCCACCGCTCCAGCGCGGGGGCGCGGTACACGTAGCGGTTCACCCCTTCGGCCTGTACGGGAATGTCCTGGGCGCGCGTGCCGGAAATGACCCGCAAGGCCATGCGGCCCAAGGCCTCGGCCTGAAAGGCCGCCCCGGACACCTTGCCGCCCACCGTGGCTCCGCGCAGGTTGAAATCGACAAGGCAGTGCACGGGCACCCGCGTGGCGGCGGCGATGCGTTCGCCCATGTCTTCGAAGGTGGTGGCGTAGCCCGCGCTGTCGGCAAAATACACGCCCAGCAGAACGGCCGCGTCGGGGGGCAGGGTGGCCAGCCGGGACAGCAGGTCGTCGAAGGCCAGGGGCGGAAATTCGTGCACCTGCACGCCGCCGGGCAGTCCCGCGAGTTGCCTCGACATGTCGCGGGCCACGGCCCGCCCGGTTTCGGTGTGGTCGTTGACGAGATAGATGTGCCGTGTGCCGGGGTGCATCCCCAGCATGGCCAGTGCGGTTTCGCGGGCGGAAAAGGTGCTCAGCACGCCCGAAAGCCGGGGCATGGCCGCCACAAGGTTGTCGTGGAAATGGTTCACTCCGCAGAACAGTACGGGCACGCCGGGGAACAGCGCGGCGTGGTGGGCTTCCAGAAAGTCGAGTGCGTCGTCGTCGCTGGTCAGGATGAGGGAGGGGGTACGTTTGGCGTATTTCAGGGCCAGCACGGCGGCAAAGGCGTTGAGGTATTCCGGGGTATGCACGCGCTTGGAATCCAGGTTTTCCACGCGCAGGGTTATGTGGTTGTCCATGGGGGCCAGCATGCTTTCCACCGTGTCGGTGATTTCGCGCACCCGGCCCATGCCCTGCTCGTAGGAATGCAGCAGCAACACCAGGTGGCGGCCATCCTGCACGCCGCGCGCGGCGATGGCGTCGGCAAGGGTCTGGACCACAGAATCGGTCACCGACCGGGCCACGGCGTCGGGTGTGGTGCTGGCGGCATCCTGCATTCCCGTTTGCGCCCCTGCCTGTGGCACGGTCTGGAACTGATGCGGAGTCGTCTCCGTGGCGGAGTCGGTGGCGTGGGCAGCGGGTGCCGCCAGGCACACGAGCAGGCACGCGAACAGGAACATGAGCAGACGGCCAGGCTGGGGGACCGGCTGGCGGACGGGCACCAGTGTTGGCCCCCTCCGGACGTGGGGGGCGGCGGCGTTCATGACGTGCCCCCCAGCGGCAGGGTGAAGGTGAAGGTGGCACCCCGGCCGGGCTCGGAAACCACGGCAAACGTGCCCTTGTGGTTCTGGGTGATGATGAAGAACGCCACGGACAGTCCGAGGCCGGTGCCTTCTCCGGGCGGACGGGTGGTGTAGAACGGGTCGAAGACCCTGGCCCGAACCTCTGGCGGCATGCCGGGGCCGTTGTCCGAGACGGATATGGCCACCCCGTCCGGATGATGTTCGGCCCGTACGGTGATGGTGGGCGGAGCGCCATCGGGCGGGATGAACCCGGCCAGGGCCTGCGCGGCGTTGCGCAGCAGGTTCAGCAGCACCTGCTCCACCTCTGTGGCCAGGCAGGGGGGGGGGGGCAGGTCGGGCGGAATCTGCACATCCTGACGACGAGTGAGATAACAGGGGCTGTGGGTGTGATATAACCGGGATGAGGCGGGACCATCCGGGACATATCGGGACGAGACACATGGAATATGCTTCCGCATCGCGGAATAACGAAGGGGGCCGAAAGCCCCCTATCGTTTTGGGCCGATGAGGCCCATTCCTGCACGGTCTGGTATGGTCCTGTCAACTCAACGGCAAGGGCAGTTGCGGCGTGCGGCGTTTGGAGCGCTCGTCAGCGACGATCCGGTAAACGGCGGACAGCGACAGGCGATACTTCTTGGCTAGATCATGGACATTGTCGCCTGTGAACTCGTTATACAGGCGAGCGTTGCGGCGCGCATTGTCCATCGGGATGTAGACGGACTGTCCGCCCCACTCTTCTGCCAATCGGTCAGCGACAACCCGTCCCAGGTCCTTGGGGATGGAAGCCAGTTCCTTGCGCTCCAGCAACCCACGGATGCGCATTTCTTGCGCGGCGGTGGCTTCCACGGTCTCCTCTACGTCCTTCAGAAGATCGCAACCGCGCTGGGTGAACCTGCTCATGCTGCTCATGCTGCGGCCTCCTCGGCGATGGCCGCGATCTTCGCCCGGGCGGCCTCGTCTTCCACGCGGTCGCCCCATGCCTTGAGGGTTTCAATGACCGACTGCAACTGCTTAGACGTGCACCACTCCATCTTCTCCGCACCGGTGATCCTCTTTACGTAGGCAAGCAGCGCCCGTTCGCTCTTGTTCCGGACCTCGCCTGCCGCGTGGAGAGCCAACCACAGTGCGCGAATCTTGCTGGCCTGCGGCGAGTAGTCGGTCACGTCGGGCTTGGACATGCTGAACCCGGCGCGCTTGAAGGACAACAGAACGGCGCGCAACTCGCGGTACGTCATGCCCTTGGTCGAGTCCCTGCCCGTGGCGGCGCGCAGCATGGTCCGGTACGTCTCGTCATCCAGCCCAAGCTGCCGCTTGCCAACGTGGATCACCTTGATAAGCCGGGCCGAGGATTCCTGTGTCTTGGTCGCCATGCTGCGCCCCCTTCTAGATCGCCGCGATGTCCAGCGGGATGGCGTCGTAGCCGCCCGCCGAATTGCGTTCGTAGACACGGATGTAAGCCTTGGTGCCGGTGACCTGGATGGATTCGCCGATGGCCTGCATGGCTTGCAGCCACCGCTCATCGTCAAAGTCATAGCGCCGCAAGGCCAGAATGGCCCCGGTATTGATGCGGCCTTCGCTATCCACGTCGAAGGCCTGCGTGACCAGGGTTTGCAGTTCCGGACGGCTGGTGGACGCCCACTCCCGCAGGCAGTCGTCGATCAGCGACTTGGCGGCCTGCAAGCGCTCATCGAACGTGATGTGTTCGGCGATGGAGCGCTGAATCTTGTAGCGCCCGTCGTAGCTGACCAGCGTTACGTTGCCCTTGTTACCGCCGATCTTGGCCCCGTACTGTTCGGCGCTCAACGAGACAAACGCGCTGACCTCGCCCATTGCGCGCGCCTTGAAATCTGCCAGTTTGCCTTGCACCGCGCGGGCCTCGGCCACCAGTTCCAGCACCAGGTCATTTCGGGCCATGTCCGCAGGGCGGATGGCGTGCTTGGGAATCAGGTGTCCCTGGGCGTTCTCCATGTAGCCGTCGGGAATGTTGGTGGGGGTGCTCATGCGTATCTCCTTATATGCTGTTGATGACGTCGGCGGTCACGCGGGCCTCGCCGATGTGCGCGGCCATATTGATGGATGCGACCAGCGCGTTGTTGACGGCCAGCGGGTAGACGAGCGACACGGCGCGCCCGCCCTTGTTGCGCGGGCCGGACAGCTTGTCGGCCAGCGCCTTCAGGGCGTCGTCAGCAATGACCTTCTCCATATCCACGCCCGCGCGCTTAAACTTGTGCTCGACATAGCCCGCCAGATCGTTGCCGAGGGGGTTGATGTCCACCACCTCGCAGCGCTGCACCACCTCGCGGACGGTGCTGTCCGCCTCGCCGAGCTTGGTGCGCAGTTCCGTCTGGCCGATGAGGATCACGGACAGCAGCTTGGTGAATCCGTCTTCCAGTTCCAGAAACCGCTTCAGGTGCTTGAGGGTGGCGTGGCTCAACGAGTGCGCCTCTTCGATGATCATGCAGTGGCGCTGGCCAGCACGGGCGCTGTCGCGGAGCACCTGGTGGACCTGCCGGAAACGGGCCTCCGGGCTGCTCATGCACTTCGCATGGGGGGCCACGGAGTACAGGATAGCCTCGGCAAGGTGGATGCTTTTGAGCGCCTTGCCCTGCTTGTCGTTGTCCTCGCTGGCCAGCACGTAGGGCTGGATCAGCACGATGGGCAGGCCGTCCGCCTGGACCCGGTTTTCCAAGTCCTTGCGCAGCGTGCTCTTGCCGCTGCCGGATTCGCCGATGACGGCCAGCAGGCCGCCATGGCGCGCGGTACTGAGCATGATTTCGCGCACGTAGCGCAAATCACCGGACAGCCACACGTCATCGGGGCCATTCAGGTCATCGGAAAACGGGTTGCGAACCAGCGCGAACTGCCGCTTTGCCTGGGGGGTCAAGGTCTGCTTGCGCATCAGCATGGTGTCATCCTCCGTTGATTCGGTGCCGGGCTTGCCCGGCTTGGTTTCGTTCAGGGCCGCAAGGGCAGCCGCCTTGCTCGCGCCGTTTTTCGTCAGGCAGTCCAGCAGCCGGGCCTTCACGCCTTCGGTGTCGCGGCGGGGCCACACACCCCGCGTGACGATGGCCGAAAGCGCCGCCGGGCTGATGCCAACCGCGTCGGCCACCGCGCGCTGGGGCTGTCCCAATCCTTCCAGCAGTTGCTTCAGCCGCATCTACACCCCTCCTGCGGCCACAAGCCGCAGCGGCGCGGGGGCTGCCGCCGGGGCCGGGGTTGCGAACCGGGCCGCAATGTCTTCCAGCGCGTCTTGCGGAACCCCGTCGGGGTAGCGCTGGCGCAGCCATGCCATGCCGTTTGGCCCCCACTTTTCGCCCACCATGGCGCGCAGCTGCTTGGCCGCCTCGACATGGGACATGGGCGCGACCTCGCGCCGGGCCGCGTCCACGTCCAGCGCCGTACCCCGGCGCGGGATGTAGATGGGGGCGTCCTGCGTGTCGGCCAGCATGTCCAGGTGCGCATAGGCAGGGGTGCGGGACTTGGCGGCCTTGTCGGCATCGGCCAGCGTGTCCGCCGCGTAGGCCTCGCGCTTGATGTCCTTGAGCACCGTGTCGGTGCGGGTATCCGGCAGCGCCGCGTACCCTTCGCCGATCACCTGTGCGTCAACGCGGAACCCGGCATCGTCGCGCTGGATGGGTTCCACCGTGGTGACGATTTCCGAGCCGTCCGCTTTGGTGACGATCACGTCCACAGCCGGGGCGCGGTACGGGTTGACCGCCACCTTGACCGTCTGCCCCACCACGATGCCCTCGACATAGCGCACGTCATAGTCGCGCGACTTCTGGCCCTTGATAGCGTGGGATATGGTCATCTTGGGCGTGACCTTCACCTCGCGCGGCTCGGTGGCCACCAGGTCGCGCAGCATCTCCTCTGACGGGGCCACCCGCAGTTGTTCCTGGCGAATGGACAGCCACGCCTCGTTGCGGGTGCGCCCGTGGCGCCCGTGGATGGCGGTGGCGTTCCAATGTATGCGCCACCGTTCGGCGGCGGCGTTGAGGGCGTCGATGTCGGCGATCTGCATGCACGACAGACGCCCCTCGAACTGCGTTTCGATGAGGTTCTGCCCCTGTTCCACTTGTCCCTTGGCACGCGGATTCCCCGGCTTGTGCGGCAGATGCTTGATGCCCAGCGAGCGCAGCCAGCGCGTGACCAACCCGGAGAGGTTACCCGCACCCTTGTCGGACAGTAGCACCCAGGGCACGCCATGCATGGGGTCGTGCGGCCCTCGGTGCACCATGGCCCGTATCAGGGTATCCAACACGGACATGGCGTCCTCGCTGCCCAGCACGTACCGGAAGAACAGCGCGCCGCTGTTGTGGTCGGTAATCACGATGCGCCACACCCTGTCGCGCTCGGCCTTTTCCAGATTGGCGGGTTTGTTTTTGTAGTAAACCGCCTCGTCCATCACGCGGACCTTTCCGCGCGGCAGGTAGAACACTACGCACAGGGATGCGTCGATGGCCCACACGTGGTTGGGGTGCAAACTGCGCAGTTCCATCGCCGGGTTGCCGCGCTCCAACTGGTCCGGATGGCACCCGTAGATGGACATGGCGCGGGCCACTGTACTGGGGCTGGGCATGGCGATCTCTCCTGTTTTCGGGTTGACCACCCCGTAGCCGTTGCCGCCCAGGATGTCGCAGGCCACGGTGATGGGCATGGTCCTTTTGCCGTTGGCGCGGGTGGCCACCTTGACCAAACCGGCGGTGAAGCGGGCCAGGTCCTCTGGCACGCTGATGCACCCCCGGTCGGCGCGGGTCTTGCGCCCGCTTTCCCAGCCCACTTTGCGCAGCTGGCGATACACCGTCTGCACGCTGCACCGCAGCGCCTTGCTGGCGGCAGCCACCAGCGCGCCGCTCTCGGCGGGGGCTGCGTACAGATTGGCCTTCAGGCGCATGAGGTATTCAAGGCGCGGCGCGTCCATGACCATCCCCTATTCGGCGCTGTCGTCGCCCGTCGCGTCACCGCGCTTGCCGTCCACGTCGCCCTGCCACTTGGGGTACACGACCTGCCGGAAATCCACGTCGATGCTGTTTTCGTGCAGCAGATCGGCCAGCCGGAGGCACACGTTGCTCCATGCCTCGTGCATGTAGGCGCACGTGGCCGCGTTGGCTTCGCGGTTTTCCAGCACCGCCCTTGCGACGGCGAGGCCCTGCACCGCCGCGCCCACAAAACCGTGCAGCGCCGCGTCCAGTTCCTTGCGGGCGTTGGCCTCGCGCTCCATTTCCAGTTCCAGCCGCTTGTCCGGGGGCAGGCTGGTGAGCTTGGCAAGTTCGGTCTGCGCCTCGTCTAGTGCCTTGTTCTTGGTGGCCAACACCTTGTCGCGGGCGGCCAGGTCGGCGGCCAGGTCATCCTTCTCCTTGCGGACGGTGGCGTTGCGGGCGGCCAGTTCTTCCAGCAAGTCCTTCAGGGCTTCGGGGTCGCTCTCTTTCACCGCCTCGCCCTCAATGACCAGCTGGCGGGCGTCATCGGGCAGCGCCCGCAGTTGGCGCAGCTGGCGGTAGCCAAGGCCCAGGCGTTGGGAGGCTTCCAAAAACTCCTCGCCGAGGAGCATGAGGTTCTTGATGTCCTCGTCTGCCTTGGAGCGGCTGACTCCCAACACTTCGCAGAGGTCTTCAAAGGTGCGCAGTTCGACCAGTTGCCCTTGGGCGTTGGGCATGGAGAGGCCCTTGTAGTCCCCGCTCTCCTTGCGTTCAGCCAGCCATTTCGTGCGGGCCAGCCCCGTGAATCTGCTCATGAAGTCGAAAGCGCGCGCCATGCCGAAACCTTCGGCGAGGGTCATTTGTTGCGCGGTGACGGCCTCGGCCAGCGTGGTGGCCACCGTGCGGGTGGCTTCAATGGAGGCGGTGACCGCGCCGGGCAGGTCGGGCAGCGGTTCCACCGGGGTAGTGGCCGTGGCCGGGCGGCCACGGCGGGCGCTGGTGGCTGCTGCGTCGTTGAGCGCTTCGGTCATGGATTCGGGCGTCGTCATGTCGTGCTCCTTATTGGTTGCCGCCGAGGGCCAAAGCCCCGGCCACGATGCGCTGATTGAGTTCGGATATGCGGAGCGTGGTGCGCTCCACGTGGTTCGAGTAGGCTTGGGCGATCTGCAACGGCTTGGCCGACAGGGACCACCGACCGCTTTCCAGACGCTGCACCCAACCGATGTCGGCCAGCACGGCGAGGTCGCGCGAAATGGTGGGGGGCGGCGCGCCCAGGGTGTCTGCCAGTTCCTTATTGGACAAGCCGTCCAGCACGCGCCCGGCAAGGATTTCCACGATGCGCAGGCAGCGGCGGGTGGCGGCGTTGGCGGTAGTTTGCGTGGTCATGGCTAGCCCCGCTGCATCTTTGCGCTGACACCGAACTGATAGTCGCCGTCATCCTGCGGCAGGAGCGACCACACCGTCATGCCGAGCTTGCGGGCGTGATCCAGTTCCGCGCGGATGCCGACAGACTGTTCCCACCCGTCAATCATGAGGATGCACAACGACTTTGTTGCGGCGAGCATGGCAAGGCACACGTGCTGCCACGCCTGCCAGTCGCCCTTGGCTCCCCACACGGCCATGGGGTGCCCCATGGAGATGGGCGATAGCACCCTGTGCCCGTTGTTCATCAGCCACGCGGCGGCGCGGGCAGCTTCCAGCCAGCGTTGTTCCCTGACGGCATGCTCGGGGTGGCTGTAGGGCGAGGCGAGGTAGAAGAAATACTTCTCGCCGCAACTGCCTGCCGAATGCTTGGAGGGGGCGAGAAACTGAACCTTGCCCTCGGCTATGGCGGATTCGTCGATGATCTTTTCGTGGGGCCGCCCACAGCAGGGGCAGTGCCAGTCGCAGTTGAGGACCACCTTGTTGCTGCTGCTGTACCCCGTGACGCGCGTGCGAATCTGCATGACGGCGTTGTCGGGTACCGCGTCGTGTGCGTTGCCGCCGTACTGGTGGCGGGGCACGTCCAGGACGCGGACGAACGAACCCACGTAGTCCTTCTTGAACTTGGGGGCCGGGATCACATTCCACGCGCGGACATCCGCCGGGCGGACGGGGTTCCAATCCTTGCCAAGGGCGGCGGCCAGCCTGTCGCGCTCGGCCTGTTCGCGGGCCTCGCGGTCGGCGGCGTACTTGGCCATGTCGTCGCTGCCGTAGGGGCTAGGCGTTTCCATGACGGCCCTCCATGCCCGGCAGGGTCGGCTGGCGACGGCCTGTCAGTTGTTCCAGTTGGGCGTCCACAAGTCGTTCCGCCGCACGGGCAGCGTCCAGGTCGGGCAGTTCGCGGGTGCGGAAGTAGGTGCGCTGGAGTTCGCGCATGCGGTCCACGTCGGCGATGAAGGTCTTGATATTGGCGGCCATGGCTAACCCACCTGCGCTTCAAAGATAGACGCCCACGCCACGGCGGCTTCCGCCGAGGTGAAGACGGCTGCGAATGAGCGGTCCCGCTTCTCGTGGTCGGGATATGTCCCTTCGCGCAGGGTGGTCGGCCAGTCCTTGCCTTGGATGACCTGAATCACCAGTTCCCCGTCGTCGTTGGTTTCCTTCAGGACCAGCACCTGACCGCCGTCGAGATCGAACAGGCGGGCAAACGGCACAGGTTCGAGAAGCCCTTTCCCGGGCATGATGCGGAAGACGTCCTGACGCATCTTGTCGGCGCAGAAGAACGCGCCATCCTCGGCTATGTTGTCGAACATCTGGTGGACCAGGCTGGCGTCGTTGACGGACATATGGGTGGTGGCCACCAGACCGTCTTCGAGATCAATGGTGACAAGCAGAGCGGGCCGCCCATCGTGCTCCCCTTTGCGGACAAGAACCTGCTGGCCGTCGCGTTCGAAGAGTTTGGCGAACATGGCCTACACCCCCTGTTCCTTGCGGGCGCGATCAAAGGCCCCGTCCAGCAGCTTGGCCCGCTCGCGGAGAGCCAGCGCCACGCCGTCGGTCATGGTGTCCGCGTAGACGTGGATGACCCAGGCGGCGCCATGGCTGGAGCAGTAGGACTGGACATCGCCCGTGCTGTCGAACGCGATGTCTTCGGGGATGGGCAGGTTGAAGGCCATGTAGAGGCCGGTCTTGTTGAAGAGGATGGTGTCCGCAGTGCCGTGCGGAGAATCGTCGGACGTCGCCAGTTCCGGGATAGCGAACAGGCTGGCCAGTTCTTCCTGTCTCTGGCCCAGGCACAGCGCCACCAGCGCGCTCGGCGCTTCCTCGAACAGGCTCAGCGGCAGCACCGTCTGCAACAGCAGGTCGGCGTCGTACATGATCTCCCGCAGTTCATCACAGAGGCTCATTTCCATGGGGCGCTCCTAGCGCGCGGCGCACAGCGCCGGACAGGGTTGCGGGGTGCCATCCGCCAGGCGGACGGGGACCAGGGCCGAGGCGGAGCCTATCCGCACGGCCACGTGCTGGATGCCGCCCTCGCACCGGTGGGTGACGGTGGCGGGCGTGTCGGGCTGGCTGGGTGCGTCCGGCGCGCAGCCAGTGAGCATCAGCAGCAGGCAGGCCAGCGCGGCCAGCTGCTGCAAGGCTATGCCGATGCCTCGGCGCACATGGCCCACGCCAGCGCCGCGAAGGCGGATGATGGGGGTATCCACCCGCGCCTTGGCGATGTTGACGGCGCGGTGGCTGATGACGCTGGTGACCACCAGTACGGCGGTGGCAGAACCCACGCGGGAGGCAAGGTCTGCCTCGCGCCCGGTGTAGCAGCGCAGGTCCACGCCGCGCTCGGCGGCGACATCGCGGTACTTGCCGTGCAGGCGGTCGAGTCCGCCGATCAGGACGATGCTGGTCATGCGGCCTCCTGGATTTCAATGTGGATGGCGCAAATGATGATGTCGGTCAGGCCGTAGCAGTTGAGCACATCCGCCTGATGTTGCGGGCTAAGGGTGCAGGCCTTGCCCTCTTCGTAGCCGATGACCACGCCGCGCAGGCGGTCAGCCTTGCCGTAGCCGCGAGACAAGATGACCTCGCGCCCTACAGGGCAGGTGCCTACATTCCAGCGCGGCCCCCACGCGCGAAACTCCACGGTCTTCTCGCCGCTCTTGAACGCGTCGAAGTGGCGGGCCTTCAAGGGGATGAACAGCGGGCGGGCGCTCATGCGGCTACCCTCGCATCCACGTCGATGATGACGGCCTCGGCGTCGGCCAGCAGGTGCCCCAGGTCGGCCACGGCGTGCGTGCCAACCGGAACCATGCGCACGGCAGCGGCATGCAGGGTATCGGCCCCCACCACGCGGGTGTCGGCGGTCAGCCTTGCGCACAGCGTGTTGGCTTCGGACAGGCCCATGCGGGCGGCATCGTCCACGTCCATGGTCCAGTGCGACCGCCGCGACACCTTCACGGCAAGGCCGGTCTGACGGGTGCGGGCCGCGTCCACGATGCAGAACGCGCTCATGCGGCACCCCCTGCCAGTTGCAGGGCGGCGCGCAGGGCGTTGCCCCGGCTGTCGCGCGGGGCGATCACGGTCACCTCGCCAGCCTCGCCGCGCACGCGGATCATCACGTGGCCGGGGGTATGCGAGGGACAGGTGTACAGGCGCATCGGCTCCATGCCGTGGACGGCATGGCCGGGAGCGCACGGGGGAATGTGATCGGTGCGGGGTTCCATTAGGCGGCCCTCCGACGTTGCGGCAGCCCGGTCAGCTGCACGCCAAGGTCGGCGAGTTCGCGCACCAGCTTGTCGATGGCGGGGGCGTAGGCGTCCGGCTCTTTCCACGCCATGGGGAACAGCGCGTGCGGTTGGACACCTTTCTTGATCAGGTATGCCAGCACCTTGCGATTATTGCGGGTGCCAGCGACAGTGGCTTGGACAAGGGAATGGTGGACGCCCAGCGTGCGGGCCACGCCGGACATGGACAGCCCCTTGTGCTTCAGATGGGCCTGCAATTGGATGCAATCCCGGCCCTTGCCGAGACCGTACTGCACAGTCACCGCGTTCATCGGGTTCCCTCCAGTTTCGAGATGAGTTGGTCTTCCAGGTTGCGCTGGCGCTTGGTGCGCAGCTTGTGCTCCAGCACGCCGCGCGCGTACTCGGCCAGCTTGAGGATGTCTGGCCCTGCGGTGGTTTCACCGAACATGGCCTCCAGCCAGAATCGCAGCGGGGACGGATCGTCGAGGGCGAGGCAGAAGACATGCACGGCGTAGATGCTGGGAACGTGGTCCACGTCTTCCGTGGCCAGCCACTTGTCGAGAGTGTCGCGCGCTATGCCTTTGGCTCTGCCTTGCGTCAGGCGACGCCCGGCAGCGGCGGCCAGCTCGTTCATCTCGTCCACGATCTGGTCGCGGGAGAGCGGGCTGGCCTTGGCCGCGCGGAACATGGACCCCTTCAACGCGTTGATGAACCCGGCGGCGCGCATGGCCTTGCGGCTGCGCACTTCCGCCGAGCGGTTTTCCTCCGCCTTGCGGTTCGCGTCGTCGAAGAGGGAAAGGTGGGTGGTTTGCACACCGGCCTCGCTTGCTTGTCCGAATTTGGGCCGGGCAGGCCCTTTCGGTGTCCGATCTCTGCCGTCTCGCGGCGTTGACCCTTGCGGCGCGGGCTGGTAGCGTCGTGCTTGCTAGTGCTTTTTGCTACCGTCCCGCAAATGGACAGTGTCCGTTTTTGGGATGATAGTCAACCCGTATTCGGGACAAAACATCCCAAATCCTAGAATTGGGCACGATATGCCAAGCATCGCTGAACGAATCCGCGCCTTGCGCGGCGACATGTCCCTGGCTGCCTTTGCGGAAGCTACTGGCATTGCACGGAGCACTTTGGGGAGATATGAACAGGGCGTTGGGTCACCTGATGCCGAGGCGATCATGGCCCTGTGTCGTGTGGGCAAGGTCACGACGGATTGGCTCATTTTTGGGACAGATGACCCCGTGTCCATAGACCCACAGGCCACTCTTGCGGTTTCGAGTGGCGCGGCCCCTTCCACGGTGGCCTGCGCGGACTGCGATGTGGTGATGATCCCCAAGGTGCAGGCGCGCCTGAGCGCAGGCGGCGGCAGCCTGGAGGCCAACGGAGACCCGGTGGGTAGCTATGCCTTCCGCTCGGACTGGTTGGTCCGGAAAGGTCAGGTCGCCAGCATGGTGCTGATGGACGTTGTGGGCGATAGCATGGCCCCGGCCATCGAGGACGGCGATATGGTGCTGATTGACCAGTCGCAAACAGGCGTGGTGCCTGGGGCTATTTATGCGGTAGGCGTTGAGGATGGGGTGTATGTCAAGCGGCTGGACTTCTTGCCTGGAACGCTGGTGCTGAACTCCGTCAATCCGACGTACTCGCCCATTGAGGTGCCGCTGCGCGGCGACCTAGCCGACACGGTGCGGGTGATCGGGCGCATCATCTGGTGGTGCCGGGAAGCGAAGTAGAAACGCAAAACTGCCGACACGTCGGCAATTTTCAAGCGGCTAGTTTTCGCAATACGCTGTAAACATTAGGTGCAGATAAAATGCAGACTGCCGACGTCGGCAGTTTTTGGGGGAGGCTGACATGGGAAATAGCTGGCAGTCGCCAAAGGCTCGGAAACTTGTCTGGGGAGCGTTCGCGTTCCTTGTGGCGGCGGTCCTGCTTGTGCAGGTGGCAGAACTAACCAGGAAGCCTCCGGCACTGCCGCAGCTTGCGGAGAACGTTCCCTCTGAAGCCCGCGAACGGCTCACGCAGGCGTGGCCGAAAATTCTCGCTGCGTGCCCTGGCTTGGGAAAGTATTACGACGCCCTGACGTTCGAGCAGGTTCAGATGGCTTTCCCGGACGCCACGGGGGCATATCATGCGAATCTGGTATTTCTGGTGAACAAGGAAACCCCCATCATCCCCTCACGATATGGAGCATTTGGGAACAGGTGCTTCTTTGGTGTTTCCAGCAACGGGCAAAGCCTGATTGTGCCCAAGAGCGCATGTCAATCGCTATGCCTCGACAAGGCCGTGGCGCATTCAGGCAACGATCTGCACCTGCCGCTGAACTGATTCCCACCATCAAGCCCCGCTCCGGCGGGGCTTCTTGTTTTCACATCCGTTAAAAGACGCACTCCCACAGGCCCACCTAAGGTGGGCCTTGTCGTTGCGACCGAAGGCGGTCCGCAGGACCGTCCCCGTTGGGCGAGTCCCGAGCCCTACGGGGATCGACAGCAAAGCGCCAGGCCGCACCGCAAGGGAGGAGACATGGACATTTTCGACAGGGCGCAGGCGTTTGTCGCCAAGTGGGAGGGCGGTCTGGTGGACCACCCGAACGATCCCGGCGGCATCACCAACCGGGGCGTGTCGCTGCGCTGGCTCCGCGCCATTGGCGTGGACATCGATGGCGACGGCGACATCGATCAAGACGACATCCGAGCGGTAACGCCCGAGGTGGCGGCCAGCCTGTTCCACGAGCATTTCTGGGTCGCGACCGGCGTAAACCTGTTGCCCCCGCTGGTGGCCGTGGCCATCTACGATGCCGCCGTCAACCAGGGTGGCGGGCGTGCCGTGCGTCAGATGCAGGCCGCGTGCAACACCGTAAGCCGCGACCAACTGGTGGTGGATGGTGACCTGGGCGGCAAGACCCTGGCCCGTGTGCAGGCCCTATGCACGGGCATGGGCGGCGGCCAGTTGGCCGTCTGCGACATCGTCATTACCGCGCGCGAACAGTTCTACCGCGAGCTGGCGAACCGGCAGCCCCGGACGGTGGACGGCGCGTATGTGGACTACCGCCCGTTTCTGCGGGGGTGGTTGGCCCGCACCAACAGCTTGCGCGGCTGGTGCCACCAACTGGCCACCGAGGGGTGGGCGTAATGCGACCGAAGGCAGCCGCCAGGCTGTCCCCGTTGGGCGAGGCTTCCGAGTCCTTACGGGGATCGACCGCACCGCGACGCCCCCTTGCCCACGCCGCCGCCCTGGTGGGCGACGCCTTCTGCGACCACTCCGGCGGCGTGTCCGCCATGCGGGTCATGTCCGTGCTGGTGTGCGTGCTGGTGCTGGGGTCGTGGGTGGTGGGCATGATTGCTGCGGGCCATCACTACCCCCCCAGCTGGCAGGAAGTAAGCCTGATCAGTGGGGCGTGCGGGGCCAAAGCCGCGCAAAGCCGTTTCGAGTTGGGTTCCGGCGGGGTTTGGGGTGCGCTGCCCTCGCCCGGTATCGACACCACCGCACCCGCGCAGGAGCCGGTACCGGCTCTGCGCGACATGGAGACTGGAGGCTAAATGATCATCGACACACTCGAGGCGCGCGGTATCGCCATTGGCGCGGGCGCCGCACTGCTGCTTGTGCTGGCCCTGCTGGCCTTGACGCTGTGGCTGCGCGGCGATCTGGCAGCCGCCCGCACCGATCTGGCCGTGGAGCAGGCAGCGCACAACGCCACACGGGCGGAACTGGCTGTGCAACTCACCGCAAAGAACCTGCTGATCGCCGACCAGCGCGCCAGCAATTCCACCATCACCGCCCTGTCCGGACAGGTGAACGCCACGCAGACGTTGCACCGCGAGTACGTGACACGCGAGGCCTCGCGCCGGGTCATGCTTGCCAGCGCCGCCGCGCGCCCCCGACCCCCCGAAGAAACCGCCAAGGTGGTGGATCATGCAACGCGCCGTGCTGCTGCTGATATGCTTAACGATTGGTAGCGCGGCGGGGTGCGCCACCGCGCCGCAGCCGTCCCCCACCGTGCTCACCGTGCGCCACGTGATGACCCCATGCCCGCACCCGCCGGACATGACGGCGGAGCAGCTGGCCACCATGGCCGGACGCGTGGACGGCGATGCGCCGTTCGACGGGCCGGGCAATGTGGACGTGCTGACGGCCCGCCACGAGGTGATCCGCGCCCACGTCAAACTCCTGGAGGCGGCGCTGCGCTGCTACGATTCGCAGGCCCAGGCCGGGCAGGCTGACGAAGGGGGCGCGGATGAACGCTGATCTTGTCGTGCAATGGGCGGGCGTCATCGTGCCGCTCATCGTGCTGGTGGCGCAGGGCCTGTTCGTTTGGTTCCTGTGGTCGCTGGGCAAAAAGTTCGTGGCCAAGGCCGATTGCGAGGCCTGCCACAGCAAGGTGGACGCGCAGTTGGTCGGGACGGACGCGCGCCTCTCCGGGATGGAAGGAGCCATGAAAACCATCCCCGCCCCCAAGGACATACAAGACCTGTTGGTCCGGCTAGCCGAGCTGTCCGGCGATCTGCGGGCGTCCTGCGCCCGCACGGACGGGCTGTCCAACCAGATAAACGGACTGTCCCGTCAAGTGGCGATGCTGACCGAGCACCACGTGGGCCAAGGCCGCTAAAGGAGCAAACATGTCGCTCAAGACCATATTCATCGAAGACCGCCGCCTGTGCGTGCTGCGCCTGCTGTCGGGCGCGCCGGGGCGCGAGGCGAATCATTTCGTGCTCAAGACCGCCCTGCGCGACCTGGGCCACGCCGTCAGCCATGACGTGGTGCTGTCCGACCTTGCGTGGCTGGAGGAACAGGGCCTCGTGTCCACCACCGGCGCAGGCACCAACGGCGACCTCACCGTGGCCGCCCTGACCGGGCGCGGCCAGGACGTGGCCGACGGCGTGGCCGTGGTGCCCGGCGTCAAGCGCCCCCTGCCGGGCGACGACTAGGAGGGGGCCATGCCGCGCAAGTCCACCATCAAACGCCTGCCACCCGAGGTGCGTGAGCGCATTGGCGTGCTGCTGGGACAGGGCCGCACGCTAGACGAGATACTGAAAGCACTGGCCGCCCTGGACGTGGATGTCAGCCGCAGCGCCCTGCACCGCTACAAGCAGAGCATCGACAAGGTGCGTGAGCGCATCGATCGCAGTCGCGCCGTGGCCGAGGCGTTGGTGCAGCGGCTGGGCGACGCGCCCGAAAGCAAGACGGCCCGCATGAACGTGGAGCTGATGCACTCGGTGATCCTGGACATCGTGTCCAATGCGGAAGCAGGTGGCGCGGAAGGCGACGCGGAGGGCGGCAGCGACGACAACTCCCCCCTGAATCCCATGGGGGCCATGCTGCTGGCCAAGGCCCTGGACCACCTGACCAAGGCGTCCCGCACGGATGCGGACCTTATTGCCCGCATCCGCGAGGAAGCCACCAAGGTGGCCACCAAAAAGGCTGCCACCACGGTGTCCGACGTGGGGCGCGCCGCTGGCGTGCCGGGTGATGTCATTGACCAGATGATGCAGGCCGTACTCGGGGGGGCTGTATGACAACCGCCGGGTTTCTCCCGTACCAGTGGGAACTGCGCGAAACAGTCCGTACTGCTCAGGTGACGGTGGTCGAAAAGAGCCGCCGGACAGGGTACTCGTGGGCCGCAGCGGCCATAGCCGTGGAACACGCCGCCCGGCGCCGTCAGGATGGCGGCATGGACGTGTTCTACATGGGCTATAACCTCGAAATGGCGCGGGAGTTCATCGAATACTGCGGCGATTGGGCCAAGGTGTTGCAGGTGGGGGCCGTGTCCGTTGGCGAGACCGTATTCCGCGACCCGGAGCGCCCGGATCAGGACATCAAGGCGTTCCGCATGGAGACGGCGGCGGGCAAGGTTGTGGCGCTGCCGTCCATGCCTCGCGCCCTGCGCGGCATGCAAGGCTTGGTCATCCTGGACGAGGCGGCGTTCCACGACAACCTGGAGGAACTGCTGAAGGCCGCGTTCGCCCTGCTGATCTGGGGCGGCAAGGTGCTGGTCATCTCCACCCACGACGGCGACGAGAACCCGTTCAACACCCTGGTCACGGATATCCGCGCGGGCAGGCGGCCCTACCGGCTGCTGCGCTGCGACTTTGACCGCGCGCTGGCGGAGGGCCTGTACCAACGCATCTGCCAGAAGGGCGGCAAGCCGTGGACGCCGGAGGCCGAGGCCAAATGGCGGGACGAGATCATCGCCTTCTACGGAGACGGCGCGGAGGAGGAACTGTTCTGCGTGCCCAGCCGTGGCACGGGGGCTTACCTGCCGTTGGCGCTGCTGGAGCTGCGGTCCGACCCCGACATCCCCGTGGTGCGGTGGGAGCAGCCGTCCGGCTTCGCAGAACTGGCGGAGCACCTGCGCGTGGCCGAGACTCGAGACTTCCTGGACAACCAGCTTGGCCCGCTGCTGGCCAAGTGCGACCCGGCCCTGCGGCACTACTTCGGCCAGGACTTCGCCCGCCTGGGCCACCTGTCCGTGCTCTGGCCGCTGGCCGTGTTGCAGAACATGGTGCGCCGCCCGCCCTTTGTGGTGGAAATGCGGAACATCCCTTTCGAGCAGCAGCGCCAGGTGTTGTTCTACGTGGTGGATCGGCTGCCGCGCTTTACTGCTGGCAAGCTGGACGCCACGGGGAACGGGGCCTACCTCGCCGAAGTTGCCGCGCAGCGTTACGGCCATAACCGCATCGAACAGGTGAAGTTCAGCGAGGGCTGGTACCGCGACAACATGCCCCCGTGGAAGGCCGCGTTCGAGGACGGGAACATCCTGATTCCCCGCGACGCGGACGTGATTTCCGACCACCGGGCCGTCAAGCTGGTGCATGGCATCGCCCAACTGCCCAAAGGGGATTCCGGCGGCAAGGCGAAGCGCCACGGCGACAGCGCCATTGCCAACGTGCTGGCCAATGCCGCCAGCCGGGCCGAAGTCATGGAATACGCCTACGAACCCGCACAACCCACGGGGGCTGGCCCCCGATACGACGACGATCCGGACGATGCGTGGGATGCACCCCGCGCGCGCTTCGGCAAGGGGGCATACTGATGCTGTACGATCACCTGGGCAGGGCCGTGGACACGGGCCGACTGCGCGACGAGGAAGCAGGGCCGACCCTGACCGGCGTGCGGCAAATCATCTCCGGCCATCCGGCCCAGGGCATGACCCCGGAACGGCTGGCCGCCATCCTGCGCGACGCGGAAAACGGCGACCCGCTGCAATACCTGGAACTGGCCGAGGAGATGGAAGAGAAGGACATGCACTACCGGTCGGTGCTGGGCACCCGCCGGTTGCAGGTTTCCGGACTGCCCATCACCGTGGTGGCCGCCAGCGACGACAAGGCCGACGTGGCCGCCGCAGACCTGGTGCGCGAATGGCTGGAATGGGACGAGGCGCAGTTTGCCCTGTTCGACGTGCTGGACGGCATCGGCAAGGGCTTCAGCTGCACCGAGATTATCTGGGAAACCAGCGGCAGGCACTGGATGCCGCTGGCACTGAAATGGCGCGATCCGCGCTGGTTCCGGTTCGACCCTGCCGACGGCCATACGCTGCGCCTGCTGGACGCGGGGGGGCAGCTGCTGCCCCTGACGCCCTTCAAGTACATCACCCACATACACAAGACCAAAAGCGGCCTGCCCATCCGGGGCGGACTGGCCTACGCCATTTCGTGGGGCTGGCTGTTCAAGAACTTCGACATCAAGTCGTGGGTGCAGTTCGCCGAGGTGTTCGGGCATCCCCTGCGGGTGGGCAAGTACGACGGGGCCGCAACCCCCAAGGACAAGGACAAGCTGCTGCAAGCCGTGCGGCATATCGCCCGCGACGCGGCGGCCATCATCCCGGCCTCGATGCAGATCGACTTCATCGAAGCCAAGATGTCCGGCAACATCGACCTGTTCGAGAAGCTGGCCGCGTTCCTGGACAGGCAGGTATCCAAGGCCGTGTTGGGCCAGACCGGCACCACGGACACCGGCCAGCATGTGGGTACGGCCAATGCCCACGAGCGGGTGCGCGAGGACATCGAACAGAGCGACGCGGCCCAGCTGGCAGCCACGCTCAACCGCGACCTGGTGCGCCCGCTGGTGGACCTGAATCTGGGGCCGCGCCTGCGGTACCCGCGCCTGCGTATTGCAAGGCCCGATGCCCAGGACGTGGCCGCGCTGGTGGGGGCGCTGAAAGAAATGGTGCCCCTTGGGCTGCGCGTGGAGGCCAGTGCGGTCCGCGACAAGCTGGGGCTGCCCGAGCCCGCCGAAGGCGCCGAGGTGCTGAGGCCCCTGGCCATCGCGCAGCCCACCCCGGAACAGGAAGCGGCCCCGCAGCTGGCAGCGCACGCGGCACGGCCAGGCGGGGACAACGAAGATACGGACGCGCTGGACATGCTGGCCGACGAGGCCCTGGCGGACTGGCAGCCGCTGGTGCAGGGCATGGTGGACCCGATCCGGAAACTGCTGGACGAGTGCGCCACGCACGACGAGTTCCTGCGCCGCCTGCCCGAAGTCGTCACGGCGCAGGACACCGCCGCCCTGACCGAGGCGCTGGCACGGGCGCTGTTTGTCGCCAAGCTGGCGGGGCTTACCGGAGCGCCTGTCCATGCCGTCGTGGGTAACGAGGATGGCGGTAATGCTTGAGATGCGCCCGCTGCCGCCCGAGGAGGCCGTGGCCTACATCAAGGCCAAGGGCTACCAGTTGCCCGCCACGTGGAACTGGCAGGACATGTGGCAAGAGGCGCACGCCACGGCCTTTACCGTGGCCAAGTCCGCAGGGTTCGACATCCTGGGCGACGTGCATGCGCAGGTGCTGAAGTCGTTGGAGCAGGGCCAGACCTTTCGCGACTTCCAGCGCGAACTGACCCCCCTTTTGCAGGCCAAGGGCTGGTGGGGCCGCAAGGAACTGCCGGACCCGGCAACCGGCGAGGTGCGCGAGGTGCAGCTGGGTAGCCCGCGCCGCCTGCGCACCATCTACGACGTGAACCTGCGCACGGCCCATGCGTCCGGAGCGTGGGCGCGCGTGCAGCGCACCAAGGACCGCCGCCCCTTCCTGCGGTACGTGGCCATCCTGGACCGGCGCACCAGGCCGGACCACCGGGGGTGGCACGGCGTGGTGCTTCCTGCTGATGACCCGTGGTGGGATACGCACTACCCGCCCAACGGCTGGCGTTGCCGGTGCACCGTCCAGCAGTTGGGGCAGCGGGACATGGACCGTTACGGCTACACGGTAAGCGAAGCGCCGCCCCGCCCCATGCTGCCCTGGGAGAACCCGCGCACGGGCGAGCGGGTGATGGTGCCCAAGGGCATCGACCCGGGATGGGCCTACAACCCCGGCAAGGCCGCGCTGGAACAGCATGCGGCGCGAACCCTGATAGACAAGCTGGTGCCGCTGCCGCCGACCGTCGCGGCGCGGGCCATGGCGGAGTCCGCCCGCTTCGTGCTGCCTGCGCTGGAAAGGGACTGCGCGGAATGGATCGGCGAGGTGGGCAAGCGGGCGGGCAGCGGCGCATTCAGGGCCACGGGCGAGCGCCGGGTGGTCGGGGCGCTCTCGCCGGGTGTCCTGTCGTTCCTGAAGGAACGCGAGATCACGCCCGCGTCGGGCGCCATCACCATTGCAGACGGCGACGTGCTGCACATGCAGCGCAGCGCCAAGCGCGCGCCGCTGCCCTCGTCCACGCTGGCCAGCCTGCCGCGCATCCTCGCAACGCCGCAGGCCGTCCTCTGGGACAAATGGGATGACGGGCTCGTCTACGTCTGGAATGTGGACGGAGACGGCGCGGAGAAGATCATCGTGAAGGTGAATTACGCCACCCGCGCGGGGCGGCAGAAGATCACCACCAACAGTGTCCGCAGCGGACGCCGCACCAATGTCGCGGAATTGCGCGACGGCGGGCATTACGAACTGGTGGAGGGTAGTCTGTAGGCGGGGCAGGGTGTGCCGCAGCCGATGGGGGGACGCCACTCCCCTTTCGTATCAACCGCTGCCTGGGCGGAGCATACGGGCCGAAGCGGTTTCGCGACCGGCATCGGCTGCGGTGCCTGTATGACCTACATACGGCGGCCCGAAACCCTGCGCAAGGGCACATCGCGCGAAAACGGCCCCTGCGTCCCTGATTTTTTCGATGTGACCGCTTATCCATCCTGACAGGGTATCGCGCCGCACAGGGCGTTCAAGAACGTTTATGAACGCATCCCCCGTGGCCTTCCCTGCATGGCGGGCCACCACGTCCCGCACAGTTTCCCCCACCTCATGTTGTGACGGGCGTTAAAAGACGCCGCGACGCCATGCGCCCTAGAAGGGGCGCATGGACACCACACACGACACCCCCCAGATGCTGGCATGCCACGCCGTGGCCATGAGCCAGCCGTCGGACGGCGGCACCGCCACTCCCCCGGAGTGGGTGCAGTTGCTCCCGGCTGGTGTTTTCCGTGGCCGTGACGGGCGTGGCCCGTACCGCAACGACGACCCCGAAGGCATCGTCCGGGCCACCATGGCCTATCAGGCCGGTGCCGACATCCCCATCGACTACGACCACCAGTCGGTCTTCTCTGAAGTGAACGGCCAGCCCGCCATTGCCGCAGCCTGGATCAGCCAGCTGGAAGTGCGCAATGGCGAGGTGTGGGGTCGCGTGACGTGGACCGACAAGGGCGCTGCCCACGTGGCCAGCCGCGAGTACCGCTACCTGTCGCCGGTGTTCGAGCATGGCCGGAAGGACGGGCGCATCAGCCGCATCGAATCGGTCGCCCTGACCAACCAGCCCAACTTGCAGATTACCGCCATAGCCTCCCGCCGCGCGCTGCGGTCGCCATCCGCAGGGCTCGCAGACTCGCCTGACGGCTGCCGCATCGGCGAAGAGGCCCAACCCCCGACCAGAGGAGAAGACATGGACCTCAAGAAAACGCTCTCCGGCATTCTCGGGCTGTCCCCGGACAGCGCCGACGATGTCGTGGCGGCCAAGGTACAGGGCCTCGTCACCGCAGCGCACAGCGCCAACGCGGGGCTGGTTGCCATCGCCAAGGCCGTCGAAGCGCCGGACGATGCCGCACCCGGCGTCATCGCCGACCAGGTGCGCGCCGTGGCCAGCCGGGCGGCCACCCCCGACCCTGCCAAGTTCGTGCCCATCGCCATGTACCAGGAGACGGCCAGCAACCTGTCCGCCCTGCGCAACGAGGTGGCCGCCACCAAGGCCAAGGACCTTGTGGACCAGGCCAAGGCGGCCCACAAGGTCACCCCGGCCATGGAAGGCTGGGCGTCCGACTACGCCACCAAGGACCCCGAAGGGTTCAAGGCGTGGATGTCCGCCTCCGTTGCGGTGGTGACGCCCGGACCCGACGCGACCGCCGGTGGCCCGCCCCAGGGCGGCGGCAAGCTGACCGACACGGACCGCGCGATCTGCTCGCAGCTGGGCCTCTCGGAAGAGGAATACGCCAAGAACATCGGCAAGGAGGGTGCGTAAATGGCAGCCCTGACCAAGGACAGAGACACCCAGCGCCGCGATGACGCGCGCTACGGCTATCCCGTGGCCGCGTCCACCAGGCTGTATGTGGGGGGGCTGGTGGCCCTGAATGCCAGCGGCTACGCGGTTCCCGCGTCCGCCGTGGCCGCGCTGACCGTGATAGGCGTGGCTGTGGCCCTGGCAGACAACAGCACCGGCGCGGCGGGCGACATCAACGTGCTTACCGAAACGCGCGGCGCGTTCAAGCTGGCCAACGACGGCAGCATCACCCGCGCCCATGTGGGCAAGAAGGCCTACGCCGTGGATGACCAGACCGTGGCGGCCACCGACGGCAGCGGGACGCGCCCCGCAGCCGGGATCATCAAGGACCTGGACGCCTCGGGCGTGTGGGTCGGGTTCTAGGAGATACCATGCATATCAACGCACAGAGCCTTCAGGCGGCCTTCACCGGCTTCAAGCTGATCTACCAGCAGGCGTTCGCGGGCGTGACGCCCGATCACGAACGCATCGCCATGGTCGTGAACAGCTCGACGAAGCAGGAAACCTACCCCTTTCTGGGCAAGACCACCGGCTTCCGCGAGTGGGTCGGCGACCGCGTGGTCCAGAACCTGAAGAGCCACGACTTCACCATCAAGAACAAGTCGTTCGAGAATACGGTGGGCGTGGACCGCGACGACTTCGAAGACGACACCCTGGGCATCTACTCGCCCATCTTCGCCCAGCTTGGCCAGGACGCCGCGGAACACCCCTCGCAGCTGGTCTACGGGCTGCTGGCGTCCGGGTTCACTGGTCGTTGCTACGACGGCCAGTACTTCTTCGACATCGACCACCCGGTGCTGGACGAAAGCGGCAACGAGATCAGCGTCAGCAACTTCGGCGGCGGCACCGGAACCGCGTGGTACCTGCTGGATGTTACCCGTGCCATCAAGCCGCTGATCTTCCAGAAGCGGCGCGATTACACCCTCGCGCGCATGGACCAGCCCACCGACGAGGCCGTGTTTACCCGCAAGGAATACCGCTACGGCGTCGATGCCCGCGTGAACGCCGGGTTCGGCCTGTGGCAGCTGGCCTACGCCAGCAAGCAGGAACTGACCACCGCCAACTATGCTGCCGCGCGCGAGGCCATGCAGGGCATGAAGGGCGACAAGGGCAGGCCGCTGGGCGTGAAGGCATCGCTGCTTGTGGTGCCCGCCACGCTGGAACAGCAGGCCCTGGAAGTGGTCAAGCGCGAACGCGACGCCAGCGGCGCCACTAACGTCTACCAGAACTCGGCGGACATCCTCGTTTCGCCGTGGCTGTAGGGGGTGCCGCATGCCGACCATGATCCGCATCACCTCGAAGCGTGACGGGTTCCGCCGGGCTGGCATGGCCCACAGCGGCACCCGCGATTACCCCGCCGGGACGTTTACCGACGAGCAACTGGAGGCCCTGACCGGCGAATCCATGCTGGTGGTGGACGAGGTGGACGTTCCCGACCTGTCCGATGCCACCGACGCCGACGCCAAGCCCGCCAGCCCGGCCAAGGCCGCCAGGGGTGGCAAGCCCGCCGGGGGCGGCAAGGGCGAACCGGCCAAGGGTAATGGGGGCAAGGACGAAGGCCAGGAAGAGGACAAGACCGACACCGGGGCCAACGACAAGGCCGAAGCCGCCCCCCAGAACACCGGCGACGCCCCCGCCAGCGGCGGCCAGTAAGGAGGGCGGGCGATGTACGCGACCATAGGCGACATGGAGGCGCGGTTCGGCCAGCAGGAGCTGGTGGAACTGACCGACACGGAACTGACCGGGGCCGTTGTCGAGGCCGTGGTGGAAACCGCCCTGGGCGACGCCACGGAACTCATCAACGGCTATGTGGCGGCGCGCTACCGGGTGCCGTTGCTGCCCGTGCCTGACATGGTCCGCCGCTGGTGCTGCGACATCGCCCGCTTCTACCTGCACAAGGCGGGCGTGCCCGATGTGGTCAAGACCGGGCACGAGTCCGCCTTGCAGGGTCTGCGCGATGTGGCGCGAGGCGTTGTGCAGTTGCAGGCCACCGGCGTGGAAACACCCGGAGCATCCGGTGAAACGGTGCTGGCCGTTGGCGGGCGCGTGTTCACCGACGGCAGCATGCGGGGGTTCTGATGGCTGGCGGGATGACCTTCACCGTTCGGACCGGCGGGCTGGACGCCATCGAAAGCGCCCTGACCAGGCTGGCCGCCCGTGCGGACAACCTGCTGCCCGCCATGGACGAGATCGGGTCGCAGATGTTGCAGCGCACCCAACGCCGGTTTGAAGATCAGCAGGGGCCGGACGGGGCCGACTGGCCCGCACTGTCGCCGGTGACGGTCAAGCGGCGCGGCGATGCCGAACCCATTCTGCGCATCTCGGGCGACCTGTACCGCAGCGTCTCCTACCGGCCAGGCCGCGATCATGTGGAGCTGGGCACCAACTGGCCCTATGCGCGCGCCATGCAGTTGGGGGTATTGCGCGGCGCTTCGGGTCGCACCCGGCGCGGCGGCCCCATTCCGTGGGGCACCATTCCGCCCAGGCCGTTCCTGGGCATCTCCGACGACGACGGCGTCGACGTGCTCGACATCATCCAACACTACCTGGAAGGGGCCTAACCATGATCTCCGCCATCGAAAACGCCATCATCGCCCGCATCGCCTCGGCACCCCGCGATGTGCTGGGCTACGGGCTGCGGCGCGTGGACAGCTACGGCGGCCAACTGGAGGACGAGGACGAGCTGGCCAAGATCGCCAACGTCCTGCCCTGCGCCCTGGTGACCTGTACGGGGGTGGGACGCGCCGACAACAACGGCAGCCACTATGCCGAGCGGGGCACCTTTGCCGTGCTGTGTGTTGCCCGGTCGCTGCGCAACGAGCAGGCCACCCGCCACGGCGGCAAGCCCGGCGAGGTGGGCACCCACCAGATGCGCGATGACGTGCTGGCCCTGCTGTGCGGCCAGACGCTGGGCCTTGGCGAGCACATTTCCCCGCTGGTGCCGCACGGTACCCGCATCCTGTTCAACGGCAAGCTGCGCAAGCAGGCCATTTCCGTCGTGGCCGTGGAGTTCGCCACCAGTTGGCTCCACCCGGCCCCGGCGGACGCGCCCCAGGCCGCACTGCCCGAAGACCTGCAAGGGGCCACGACTCCCGCCGAGGCGGTGGCCAAGGCCGCAGGCATTACCGACTTCACGCTCTATACCGGGGATTGGGGTGCGCCCGTGCCCCTCTTCGACGACCAACCGCTCCGCGATGTCGTGGAGTTCCACCAGGAGTAACCCACACATGTCCGCACAGACCGCCAAGAACCGCGCTTCCAAAGTCCCCGCCCCCACGTTTGTCATCCGGCCCGCGCGGCCCGACGACATGGTGCGCGACCCCGAGACCCGCAAGCCCCTGGCTGAGGGTGGCGAATCCAAACCCCGCAACAGCCATTGGCTGCGCCGCCTGGCAGCCGGGGATGTCGTGGAGGTGACCGAAAGCGACACCGCACCGGCCAGCAAGCCGGGCAAGAAGGAGTAACCCATGACCATCAGCTTCTCGCAAATTCCGGTGAGCATCCGCACGCCGGGCCAGTACGCGGAGTTCGACAACTCGCTGGCCAACAAGGGCCTGGTGCGCGACATCACCCGCGTGCTGCTGCTGGGCCAGCGGCTGGGCGGATCGGCAGCCCCCCTCGTGCCCGTGCGGGTGCTGTCCGGCGACCATGCCGTGGCGCTGTTCGGTCGCGGCAGCATGCTGGCGGCCATGGCCTACGCCTTCAAGAAAGCCAACGAGGATTCCGACCTGTGGGCCGTGCCCGTGGCCGACAACGCCGCCGGGCAGGCCGCCACCGGCACCGTGACCATTGCCGGTACCGCTACGGCAGCTGGCACGCTGGTGCTCTACGTGGGCGGGGTGAAGGTGCAGGCCGCCGTGGCCGTGGGTGCTCTGGCATCCGCCGTGGCCGCCGACCTTGCCGACGCGGTGGGCGAGATGCCCGACCTTCCGGTGACCGCGTCCGCCACCGGGGCCGTGGTCACGCTGACCGCCCGGCACAAGGGCGAGACCATGAACGCGCTGGACCTGCGCACCACCTATTGGCAGGGCGATGCCGTGCCCGCCGGGCTGACCGTGACCATCGTCAGCATGTCGGGCGGCACCGGCAACCCTGACGTGACCACCGCCCTCGCCGAGTTGGGCGATGCGCAGTACCACCACGTGATCACCCCGTGGACGGACACCGCCAACCTTGCCGCCCTGGAAGCGGAACTGGAGGACCGCTGGTCCGCCACCCGCCAGATAGAAGGGCAGGCGTGGGCATCCGTTTCGGGCACGCACGCGGCATTGGCCACCATCGGCAGCGCCCGCAATTCCGAAGTCATCTCCATCATGGGCGCGCAGCGCAGCCCCACGCCGCCGTGGGTGTGGGCCGCCGTGTACGGCGCGGTGGCAGCCTACAACTTGTCCATCGACCCCGCCCGACCGCTGCAAACCCTGGAACTGCCCGGCATCCTCGCCCCTGCGGAGCCGGACCGGTTCACCCGGGCCGAGCGCAACCTGCTGCTGTACGACGGCGTCAGCACCTTCGTGGTGGCCGTGGACGGCACCGTGTCCATCGAACGGGCCATCACCACCTACCAGGTGAACGCCTACAACCTGCCGGACCCCAGCTACCTGGACGTGGAAACGCTGGCCACCCTGTCTGTGCTGCGCAGCACGCTGCGCGCCCGCATCAGCCAGAAGTTTCCCCGGCACAAGCTGGCCGACGACGGCACCCGGTTCGGCGCCGGGCAGGCCATCGTCACGCCCAGCATCATCCGGGCCGAACTCATCGCCCTGGCCCGCGCCTGGGAAGAGCGCGGCTGGGTGGAAAACCTGAATGCGTTCAAGGACCAGCTGGTGGTGGAACGCAACGCCGACGATCCCACCCGCGTGGACGTCGTGCTGCCGCCCGATCTGGTCAACCAGCTGCGCGTGTTCGCCGCGCTGGTCCAGTTCCGCGTCTAACCCCACGCCAGCAACAGGCAGGAGAACGACATGTCACAATATCTCGGAAGGGCGGTCATCGCCTTCGACGGCAAGACGCTGGACACCCAGCGCTCGGCAAAACTCAACCTGGGCGGGATGTCCCGCAAGCCTGTCGTGGGCACCAGCGTGGGCTTTGCCGAAGAACTGGTGCCCGCCACCCTCGAATGCGAGGTGAACGTGGGCAAGGACACCCCGGTGGAGGAAATCCGCAACATCACCAACGCCACGGTCACCTTTCGGGCCGACATTGGCCGCACCTGGGTGATCCGCGAGGCGTTCGTGGAGGACGTGTTGGACCTGTCCGAGGGCGAAGGCGGCAAGATGAAGGTCAAACTCACCGGCAACCCCGCCGAAGAAGCATAGGAAGGCACCATGACGGCAACCTCCCAGCCGCGCGAACCCAAGGTGATCAGGCTGTCCCGCCCGCTCTTCGTGGGCGAGGCGACGTACGAACAGCTGTCCATGCGCGAGCCGTATGTGAAGGACCAACTGGCCGTGGACGAACCCGGCCAGACCCAGGGGGAAGTGGAAATGCGGCTCATCGGGCGGCTGTGCGACCTGAACACGGAAGCCCTGCGCGAACTGCCCGTGTGCGACTACGTGCAGTTGCAGCGGGCGCTGATGGGTTTCATCTCGCCCCAGGCGGCCGCATCCGCCGCGCCGCGCTCGAACTCGGACACGTCGCCGGATGGGGCAGGCACGAAATAGAGGACATGCGGGTGTCCGAGTTCCTTGCATACCACGCCGAGGCGCTGCGCCTGGCGCGGGACATCTCTGGAGAAGGATAGGAGGCTGACGTGCTGGGTTCCGGCCAGATGGCGCTCAACATAATGATCGGGGCCGCTCTTTCGGGCGGCTTCCGGTCTTCCTTCAGCGGGGCGCGGTCGGAAATGACCCGCCTGGCCGACGGTTCGACACGCCTCGGCGCTGCGCTGGATGTTGCCGACCGCAAGATGCACGGCATGAGCGGCAGCGCCAATGACCTTCAGGGCAGCCTTGCGCAGATGGGCCAGGCGGTGGCCTCGCTGATGGTGATCCGCGGCGCGGTGAACATGGCGGGCGACCTGGAACACCGGCTGGCTGGCACCGGCATTACGGCCGACATGACCTCCGACAGGCTGCGCGAGTTGCGCAATCGGCTGCGTGAGCTGGCTGTGCCTGAGTCGACCAATAAGTCCGTGGACCAGTTGGAGCGCGGATTCAACAGGATGGTTGCGGCGGGTATGGAGGCGGACAAGGCGCAGGCTGCGTTGTTGCCCGTCGGACGCACAGCCACAGCCACTAGCGCTGCCATCGATGATCTGGCCGACACATCCTATGTCATTACCGAAATTTTGGGGGTAGCCCCTGATGCGTTGACGGCGGAAATGGACCGCCTTGCATACGCTGGCAACAGAGGTGCGTTCGAACTGGAACACATGGCCCGGTACTTCCCCATGCTGGGTGCAGGGGCCAAGGCCCTGAAGATGGAAGGCAGCGATGCCGTGGGCACGCTGGCGGCATCGTTGCAAATAGCCAAGCGTGGCGCGGCGGACCCCGGCGAGGCGGCCAACAACATGGCCAACTTCATGAAATCGTTGACCTCGCCGGAAACGCTGAAAAACGCCAAACAGGCCGGGATCAACATCAAGAAGATCATCCGCAAGGCATGGGAAGATGGTGAAAACCCGTTGCTGGCCGTGCTGGACGCGGTAAAGGCCAAGACCGGCGGCGACCCGTTCAAGATCGGCCAGATATTCCGCGACACGCAGGTTCAGAACTACCTGAAGCCGGTACTGGCGGACCTGGAAGAACTGAAGTCCCTCAAGCGGGACATCATGACGAAAAGCGGCGGGACCGTGGACAGCCAGTTCGCCATCATGATGGCGACGTACAACGAGAAGACCGCGGGCTTCAGGGCCTCCTTGGAGAAGCTGGGCGATTCCGTGGGCCGTTCATTCCTTGCACCGCTGGGGGCCGTGGTGTCCATGCTGACCCCGCTGGTGAACCTGCTTTCCGATGCTGCGGATACCTCTCCCACGTTCACCTTCACCCTGCTGGCCATGGGCGCGGCGCTGACAGTGCTGCCGCCAGCCATAGCCCTGATCGGCATGGCCTGGCGGTCCATGTCCACGTCCATTGTGGCCACGCCGATAGGCGCTGCCATCGTCCTGATCGGGCTGGGCGCGGCCTACCTCATCGACCATTGGACCCCGGTGCAGGAGTTCTTCAAGGGCATATGGGAACCCGTGAAGCCCTATTGGGATGCCTTCGTCGGATGGGTCGGCGGCGTGTGGGAAAAGCTGCGGCCCATGTTCGAGACGGTGGGCAAGTGGATGGGCATCGGCGCGTCCGCCACCGCAGGCCCGTCCACCACATCGAATGCTGAATCCAGCGCCCAGGGCGCGGGGGCACCCGGCACCGCCGGGGGCAAGGTTGCCGCCCCCGGTTCCGCCGCTGGTGCGGGAAAGCCCGGCGCGCTCCTGCCG